TCTCCGGCGCGGCCTTGTGTGCCTTGTTGCTGGCTGGTTTGGATGCCTTTTCTTTTGGCGCTCCGTCCGTTGCCCAGCCTTCGGCCAGCGCAACGTCGATCATTTCCTGGTCGTCGGCATCAACCTCCTGCCCGGCAACGTAGTCAGCGCGGTTGCAGCCGCCGTGCCAGTAGGTGAAGTCTTGGGTGATGGTGAGTTTCATGTGGAGTGCCAAAAGAAAAGGCCCCGAAGGGCCTTGGTTTTAGGACGCTGCGATCTTGAGCAGCTTAATTGCCTGGGTATTGCGCAATTTCCCGCCCACGCGCTTGCGCACGTAGAACTTGACGAAGCCTGGGGCGGTGATTTCGTCACGGGTGATGCGCATACCCACGCGGTCGGCAATCAAGTAGCCTTCCTTGAAGTCACCGAACGCCAGCGGGAACGCACCAGCGCCGACTGCTGGCATATCCTCGGCTTCGGTGATGCCGTAGCCCATGAACGTTGCTGGCTGGCCAGCAGTCAGGGCAGGCTGCCAGAGGTACTGATTGGACGTGTCCTTGTACTTGCGCAGAGCAGCCAGCACCAGTTTTGACGTCACCCATTGGGCGTTGTTGCGATAGCGAGCGCGCAGGCCGTACACCAGGTCATAGAACAGATCGGCGCTGGTGGGCAGCGCGGCGGCCTGGCCCGATGCGATGTACTGCAGCGTGCCGAAGGCGCGGCTGGAATCAGCAGTTGTCACAGGAGTTGGGCCTGCCAGGAAACCGGTTGGCTTCTTGGTGCCGTTGCCCGACACGAATGCAGCGCCTTCGCCCAGGGCAATGGCTTCGGCGGCCGAGCTGACCAGCCAGCTTTCCACATCGAAAAACAGGTCGTCGAGCGATTCTTCCGACGCCTGGGGCTTGGCAGAGGCCATGCCGAACGTGGGCGCGACTTCTGCCAGGTCAGGCGCGTTGGTTTGGTTGCGGGTGTCGGTTTCACCCAGCCACTCGAACCCAGCGCCGTTGACGTCGAACAGTTCCTTGTAGTCAGGACTGCCCACAGTGCGCACGGTGGCAATCTGGCGGATCGGCGAAATGTCCACCGACAGGCGGGCGATCTGGCGCTCGATGATCTCGGGCAGCGCGAAGCCGCCAGCGGAGCCGGTCGAGGTCACGGTCTGCGTCGCGCGGGTTTCGCGGCCATCGCGGTTCTTGGCTTCCAGCTGCTTGGCGGCGGCGGCGGTCTTTTGCTGGCGCTCATGGTCGTTGGGAGCGCGCATCCAGTCGAGGAAGGCATGGCGGTATTCCACAGCTTCTTTGCTTTCGCCTTCTTGGCGGCCACCGTCCAGCGCGCCAGGGCGGGCCAGCTTGGTTTCCATGGCTTCGAGCTTGGACTTCACCTCGCCCATGTTGTCGATGGCGGCGTCCATGCGGGCCAGCTTGGCATCCAGTTCAGCAGTGCCTTTGCCCGTCTTGATGGCTTCGATGCGGGCATCGTTGGTGGACTTGTATTCCTCGAAAGCGGTTGCAATCGAGTCAATGGTTTTTGAAAGTTCGGTCATGTTGTACCTCTTAGGATTGGAGTAAACGAAGCAGCTTTTCAGCCGCCTTTGCTTCAATGGTCGAGCCGGCAGAATCACTCCGCTGTTCTCCCATCCGCATCACGCAAGACACGAAGGTCGTTGCGTCTGCTTTGCTGAAACCTGAATCTCTCAGGATTCGCTCTGCATCTTTTGGAGTCGCCAAGTCGTCGGCAGACTTCACATGTGTTACGCGGGCTTTGGTGTTTGCTGGGAATGTGACGATGGACGTCTCCCAGATTTCCACCTCGGTCAAGGTGCGGATTTCGGTTTTTTCGTCGTACTGCGCCTGCTTGGTCATGAACCCAATGGACAAGCCATTGAGCGCGCCCATCTTCAAAAGTGCATGGGCTTCTTTGCCCTTTACGGTGTCCATGGCCAGCTTGCCTTTGAGTTTCAAGCCGTTGCTGTCTTCGGACATTTCTGTCCACACACCAATCGGCTGCGCGGCGTCGTGTTGCCAGAGCAAGGCGGGCATCGACTTGGCTTCGCGGTGCGCCTTGATTGACTTGTCGAACGCGCCCTTTTGGATAACGTCTGCGTAGCTGTCTTTGACGCCGAACACGGAGCCGTAGCCCTCTATCGTGCCGTCAGCGCCAACCGTCTTGACTTCAAAGCCGAAGTCCAGGTGTTTTGTTTCCATGTTCAACCTCTCAAAAAGAGAATTTCGTCGCGCCTACTCCTGCGTTGGCGCGGGTTGTAGTCATGTGTCGGCTTGTAGCCGCGTGTCCAGTTGGCTCCACCAGATGGGCCGTTTTCTGGTTGCACTGGTGGAAAATAGATGCCTTCGATTGCGCCTGTGGCACTCAGCGTGATCGTTGCGGTTCCGCGAATGAATCCGCTATCCGTTACTGCGCCCCAGGACTCGCCCCAACTAGCGCCCCAGCCTTTGAATGAGGACGCCATTTACGGCCCCCATTCGTTTCCTGGTGTACCTGTTCCGGTTACTGGCACATCGTTGACCTTGGCGATGTTCACATTCGGCGGGTTGGCGTTCATGGCCGCGATGATTGATGCCTCTGTAAGTACACCGCCGCTTGCTGTGCTTCCACTCACCCAGCCCACTGCGTAGGGCGCCCAATTCGCGCCCAATGTCAGGCCAGCAGTGCCGCCAGTGTGACCAATTGCCGCCAAGGTGCCAGACGCCCCCAAGGTGATGCCAGCCGAGCCGCTGGTGAACTTGGCCGCAAAGATGTTGCCCGACGCACTCAGCGAGATTGATGCCGTGCCAGAGGCCGACGAGATAAGGCCACCGACACCCGACAGGTCGAACGTGATCGACGCCGTGCCGCTGGTGTTCTTGCCCATTGAGCCTGCGCCAGTAGCGCCAAGGGTCAGCGCAATGGCATTGACACCGGATACCGCGCCGCCCTTCTTTGGTTGCACCCATGCACCACGACCACCGTAGTACCCGTAAGGGATGGCAGCAGTGGCGGCAAACACTTGGTAGCTGTTGCGCACCATCCCGTGCTTGCCGAAGTTGCTACGCAGGATGGCCGCGCCACCGTTCAGAAAGCGAACAGGGCTTTTGTGCAGTACGGAGCGGTTGCCGTGCAGGGCCATATCAAGACCAGCCAAATTCCAAGTGACCAGAGATAGGCGATGCGACTGGGGTGGCGGCACCAGCCAGCATGAGCCATGCAAGGCAGGCACCGTCATACACCTTGGGCATGCTGGCAAACTGGTTCACCAGGTCGCGTTCAGCAGTCACGCCCAGCGTAGTGATAGGCAGCGTCATCAATGGCTTGCACAGCACCAGGTTCAGCACGCCTGACACATAGCTGGCCGACAGGTTGAACTGCTGCACAGAGCGTATGCCCGCGTTGCCCGTAGCCAGCGGAATGAATGGGCCGAACTTGCCAGCGCCAGTGCCGCTGTAAACGATCTGCGTCACAGGCGCTGCGGTGTTGCCAATGGGCAGGGTTGCTGGGGTCAGATTGCCCGCAGTGCCGCCGCTGTCGGTGTAGGTGAGGCGAATGTTTGGCGTGCCCGCGCCCATGAAAGTTGAAGGCGTCAAGAATGCCTGCACCCCCGCGCCGTCGGTGTAGCGCGGCAGGGTGACGGTGTTGTTAAGCGCCTGGTCGCCCGTGGTGGTGACGGTGGTGATGGGGTAGAAGCCCAGCAAATCCACCAGCATGAGAACACAAGGAGCCGTGGCAGCTGCTGCCGTCTGTGCTGCTGCGTTCAAAAGGTGCTTGTAGCCTGTGCCGCCGCCTACGTTGCCGCCGTGGGGGATGCCACCAGCGGCAGCAACGGAGTCGCTGAGTTGCTGGAATGCCAGGTTGGTGCCAGTGCCCAGAATGGTGTCAGCCGCAGGGTTGCCGCCGCCACGTTGCAGCGAGTACCAAAGGCCCGCAGTGTGGGCAGTAGTGGCGAAGCTGCTTTTCTGCCAGTCTGAGCGGTAGAACTTGCCGTTCGTGCTGACTTGGTTGATTAGATCGTCTTGTCCAGTAAAGCCTGCCATGTTTAGCCCCAAGTGGTTTCAATAACGCCATGAATGGGCGCTCCTGACAGCGTGCCGTTTGGCAGTGCGATCAGGTTGATGTATGCGTCATCTTTGATTTCAGGCATTGATGCCATGTCGGTGAAGTAGTCCACCTCTGTTGGTGCGTCGATGCCGTATAGCGAGAAAGTCGCCAGCGGCTTGACTAGCACCAGGGCGAACAGTCCTACGTCACCGATGCCGCCAATCGTCACCGACTGCACCGACTGCACTCCCGTGTCGCCACGCTGCAAGGACAGGAATGGCCCGTTGTTCACATAGGCAGCGCCAACTTGCTGACTGCACAGGATGGTGCCGTTCACGAACTGCGTGGACATGGTGGCTGGCTGCGTAATGCGCCCTGCCACGCCATCGCTGTTGGTGTAGTTCACCGTGAATGTCTGCCCGCCCGTGTGTCCTGCAACTGTCACCGGCATAAGCATGACGCCCTTGCCGTCCGTGTAGCGCGTGGGGCTTTGGGTGTTGTCCAGAAACTGCTCGTCCGTTACAGACTCGTCAATGAAAGGGTAAAAGCCGATGTAGTCTGCAACGATGCACGACAGCGGCGCAGCGGTTGCTGTTGGTGTCAGTGCCATCAGCTTGCGCAGGAACTTCTTTTTACCCAGCGCGTTGACG